CGTACACAGTGGGAGCATCATAGTCACCACCGTCAGGAACAGTTCCAGGAATAACATCATGACCAATAACTGGGTTATCTGGTTGTGCCACTCTGATATTAGGCGCAGATTCCTTCGGGAGTTCACGCTTAACGGTCGGACCTCCTTTTTGGAACTGGTCCGGAAAAAGGACTGGAGCCAACGCATTACCCATGTAATGCTTCTTGCTTCTAAAAACCTTGTTACCGTAGTAAACAAGATTGCCGTACAATTTGCCTCGAAAACCTAAATCTTTGGTTTCCTGTAAAAATATTGTATCGGCAACAGCCTTGTCGTAGTCACCTTGAGACACTGCGTAAGCGTGGTCATGACGTTGACAAGCGGCATCCAGTTTGCTAACTGGTTCAGACGAACCATAAGCAACACTACTTTGAATCTTTCCATCGGAATAATAAGGTCCACAATAATTTGTGGTAAAATCCATATCTATTAATTATATATAGCAACATGCAATATGCAACATACACTGTAGCTTGTTCTACAGATCTCGCTTCGTGAATTCATCCAACAAACTGTAGTCCACACAGTCAGTTAGATTTTCAGTCAACACTTTCTTCAATGATTTCTCAGCATCAGAAGCCGTTACACCATAACGGTCTTCAAAGAATTCATACGTACTACTATCGGCCTTGTGTCTTGACACAGGCAGTGATTTGTAAATTTTCCTTCTGTCCTGATAGTTAATCTTTTTAACACATCTCATGAGAGAAAGCTGGTGTTCAGAATAGGCTCGTAATACAGGGATATAACCACATTCAATGTTTAATCCTAGCAACATGCCTTTAACTTCACCTTCTTTCAATTTATTAAGAGACCAACCAATCTTCGGTAGTCTCTTACCTATCTTAGGACCTAGTACGTGGCCGCCCTTAACCGGCCAAAATAGTGATGAACAATACTCTACGTCACTCCATTTAGTTGAAACCTTGATTTTACAATCAAATCCTAGCTTGCGGTTAAAACTAACAAAGAGATCTCGTAATTCAGTTTGCTGACGAACGCTTAATAACCCTTTGATGATGATCAAATTATCATCACCATGTACAAGGATAACGTAATCCTTTATTCCAGCACGCTCTAGAATAAAGGCAGTCTTGACACCGTTGCAAAGTGAATTTCTGGTGGAAGTGGTGGGGGAACCACTGGTCATAGTAAAATCAACGGAAAACTTGATACCCTTAGAGGATCGACCAACAACTTTCCGCATTGACTCAGCAGCTTTCAAAGCTTGCCCATAATCTGCTATTCCACAAGGCAATTCTACAGATTCATGATAAAAATCACAAACCTCTTCACCCTGGTGAGCATCATAACGGCTTTCATCCCCCTCAATTAAAGTGACATCCTCATCACCAAATCGAGTTCGAATTAATCCGATTTCCTCGGCAGTTAAACCGCCGGTGTAAATTATCTTTTCGTTTATGCTAAAAATTTTCTTAAGCTGCTGTGACACAAAATAAGTGAAGGGTCCATATGCAGCATTTAGCCGATCTGAACCACCCTGGATAGATCTGGGATCAAAATCTTCCGCTTCAAAACCCCCTTTCATGGTGAGTTCGCGTTTAACGAATTCACTTCTTTCTAAATCCTTATTATTTAGGGGTTCAGCTTTTAAGCTCTCATAAGCTAAGGCTTGATTTTTAGCACGGCCTTTAGGAAATCGGGAATTCCATTCCACGAAATGTGTGTCCATATTGGTAGGGTCTATATATTGAAACTTGGAGGTATAACGTTTAGCGAAATCGCAAACTTCCTTCCAAGATCTCTTGTCTGGTTTTTCTACTACCATTAAAGCTCTATTGGCTAGTGATACACTCTCATTATTGACTGAGGAGTACGGAACTAAAGGAATGTAATTTGAAAAAGTCGTACATATGCTATGAAATTGCGGTTTGTCGTCAATTTCTGTACGGTCTACACCTTTCAACTTTGAACCAGATCTTATCTCCTTAAGAGGTCGTCTGCTCTCGTACCCTGGTAGACCGAGAGGCCAAGATTTCTTAGCATCAAAAGTTGTTGAAGGCACTGAAGAACGGTCTCTATTATACATAGTGACGGTTAAAGGTGCAGATTCCAACACATTATCAGGTGAACCCGCGCAACAACAAAACCATGAGTTGACCCAATGTTCAAAACTCAAAATAGAAGCTAACTTATTGTAAAGCTTCTTGTTGTACGGGGTGCAAACACTATTAAAAGCACTTATCTCATCCTCTAGGGTGAGTATGAATGCCATAGCTGATCCATAGATGGCACAATCCAAACGCATTTGGTTTGGCATTGACATCTTCTCAGATCTAACTAAATTACGCATAGTGTTGATGCACATTTTCATCCCTTCTTTAGTTCGGGGACAACCTACCATTTTCAAAGCGACTTGCTGTATCAAGTCTTTGGGTAAAAGAATGGTCTGAGTATCTTTAGTCAAATACAAATGACCAAAGAAACTTTTAATTTTCATTTTATTAAGTTTCATTATCG